GCGATCTTTATCGGTGGATCAACTGAATGGAAAATTTCCCGTCACGCTGCTGCGATTGTCAAAGCGTCTAAGATTCTGGGAAAGTGGTGCCATATTGGGCGAATCAATACTCCCGGCAGATACGAATACTTTGAGGAACTCGGAGCAGACTCATGCGATGGAACTGGACTCGCGAAATATTCGCACATGAGAGAATCCATAAGGCGGTCCATTGAAAATCCAAAATTGCTATGAAATCCATGGAAAGCCTGACCGACCTCCAGCGCAACCTGCTTGATTATCGCCGCAACCTCTACAAGCCGACCCCACAGCAGACCGTGGTCGAATGGTCTGAGGCATCACTTCGCCTAACCCAACGGCAGACCGAGCACCCCGGGCCCTTCTCGACGTCGGTACGGCCCTATACCCGCGAGCCTATGGAGGCCTGGAAAGATCCATCGGTTTCCGAGGTGACACTGTGCTGGGGCAGCCAAACCTCGAAGACCACCACCCTGATGGCCGGCCTGGCCTGGCTGATCGCCAACGAACCAAGCCCGGCCCTGTGGCTCATGCCTTCCGAGAATCTCGCCCGATCCTTCTCGAAGTCCCGCTGGCTACCAATGCTGGAGGACAGCCCGACCATGTTGGAATGTTTCCCGGCCGAGGCCGACAAGATCACTAACCTGGAGCAAAACTTTACCCGGTCGACCCTGACATTCGTCGGATCCAACAGCCCGGCCAACCTAGCCAGCCGCCCGGTGCGCGTCTTGATTGCCGACGAGGTCGACAAGTTCGCCGAGGCCACCAGCAAAGAAGCCGACGCCCTCGACCTGGCCGAGCAGCGCCTCAAGAGCTTCTCAAGCTCCAAGGCCTTCATGACCTCGACACCCACCGTGGTCGAAGGCCGGATCTGGCAGCGCTTCCTCCGCGGAGACCAGCGGCGGTACTACCTGCCCTGCCCCCACTGCCGGGAGCTGATCAAACTGGAATGGCGCCAGGTGACATGGGACGACGCTAAGACCGAGGACGGTAAACACGACCTCGCCAAAGTCCGGGCCTCCGCCCACTACGTCTGCCAGCTCTGCCTTGGCCACATCACCGACGCCCACAAGGTGGCAGCCCTCCGCCATGGCCAGTGGCGCCCAGAGAATCCAAACGCCATGCCAGGCGTGCGATCCTACCATCTGAGCAGCCTCTACAGCCCGGATCGAAAGTGCACCTGGGGACACCTAGCCGTGGCCTTCCTCGAAGCTAAATCCTCGATGGCCGGCCTTCAGGGTTTCATCAATGGCAATCTGGCCGAGCCCTGGGAGCAGCAAGACGTACAGCAGGAGCGCCCCGAGGCATCGGCTGCTGTCTCTATCACCGGAGGCCGCCGCTATCTGACTGCCGACGTCCAGGCTGTAGCGCCGTTCCTGTGGTGGGTCTGCCGGGAATGGAAGGATGGCAACAGCACACTGGTGGCTGCCGGCCATGCCGATGACTTCGCAGCCCTACGCCGGGTGCAGGTGGCCTTGGAGGTGCACGATATGGATGTGGGCATCGACTCGGGCTTTAACACCCAGACGGTCTACGATGCCTGCGGCAGTTATTCCTCAATCACATCCAACCCCATCAGCTACCCGTGCGGCCTACGTTTCCCGCCCGAAGGCGGCCTCCGAAAACCTGCCTTGGTCGGATGGCTACCTCTCAAAGGCCGAGAGACCGGAGCCCGATTCACAACAACCTCCGGCGCCGTGCACCCGTTCGGCCTGTCGACATCTTCCTCGATGCGTACCGACGTGGTGCAGCCCCTCCTGGTGTTCGACACCGAGCACCTGCGGGATATGCTGTCCAGACTTCGAAAGGGAGACATCGACCGGGAATGGGGCGTTCACCAGGAGCCGCCCAGCGTCCAGGCCGAAGGCGCCTATGTGGCCGATCCGGATCTCTATTGGCGCCACCTCGACTCGCACGTCCTGCGGCCCCAAGCCAATCGAGCCGGCCGCATCAAGCACGTCTGGGTGAAGCGCAACCAAAAGTGGCCCGACCATCTGCATGACTGCGAGATCATGCAACTGGCCATGGTCATGCTCTGGAATGATCTTACGTCAAGTGATGTCCAGTCTTAGCTAAGCCATTGAACAGGTGAAATAATGTGGGAGCCTCCAGCCCGAGGTGTTCACTTTCACGGTCGCAATCAAGCGTGCCTATCTTCGCAGTGTCTACAGCGCCCTCGGTGGCGCCACACTGCTGGCCGCCCTGACCTCTAAGGTCATTGCCGCGGCCTCGGTGATCGAGTCCGGCCAGGTTGTTCGGTCGACATCTTCCTCGGATGTCTCAGTCGAATTCGCAGAGCCCGGCAAAGGCGCCCCCACCCCGTCCGAGATGGTCGAGATGTGGGAAAGCCTGATAGCCGACTACGAGCTGGCGGTCTATCTACTCGGCCAGGACGGCATCGCAGCGCCTACCGACACTCAGGTTTTCAACAAAATGATGGCTGTCGTCCTGGTCGCTGTGACCAGTTACGGCGGTGACTTCTCGAACTTCCGTCGAGAGGGCGCCATCAGAACGGGGATGACCTAATGGGATTCCTCGACAACATCCTGGCTAAGTTCCGGTCGGCCCCTGTCGACCGATACGAGGGCGCGTCCAACTCGATCCGCCGTTCCTTCCTGGACACCAGCTACACCTCGGTGCGGTTCGACGTCACTGCCTCGACCCGGCAGCAGATCGTCCGAAAGAGCCGATTCTTCGAGCAGAACAACGCGGTGATGAATCGCCTCGGTGACCTGTTCGAGAACTACACGGTCGGCAGCAACTTCTCGGTGCAGCCGGCTTCCTCGAATCCCGACTGGAATCTCCGAGCCAAGAAATGGTGGGATACCTGGAGCCGCTACCCTGACATCGGATCCCGGCAGTCTTTCGGAACTCTGATGAGCCTGGCCGCCCGTGGATGGTTCTACGATGGCGAATCTTTCCTTCTGCTGACCAAGGGAGACTCGGGCCGCCCCCGTCTTCAGCTCATCGAACCTCAACAGGTGGCCACACCCACCGGCCAGGATCAATCTCCGGACATCTTCGATGGAGTCCGGTTTGATACCAAAACAGGCCGCGCTCTTTCCTACTTTATTGGGCAGGAAACGAACCAAGGCCAACTCACCGAGATCCGGTCAATATCTTCCGACTCCATCGTCCACATCTACGAGGCCCAGCGTGCCGGCCAGCTCCGCGGCCTGCCATTCGTGGCGTGCGTCATTAACGACCTGCACGACCTGGACGACCTTCAGAAACTGGAAATGGAATCCTGCAAGCTCGCCTCCAGCGTGGCCCAGGTGATCAAGACCAGCTCCGGTGAGGTGCAGGCCAGCAGCCTCCGTTCTGGTGTGGTTGGAAGCCAGGGCACCGCCCAGACCTACTACGAGAACGTATTCGGCAGCACGGTCAAGGTGCTGAAATCCGGGGACGAGTTCGAGCAGTTCCAAGCCGACCGCCCCAACGTGAACATGAGGGAATACTGGCGAAGCCTGACCGAGAAGGTCTGTGCCGGCGTCGGCATCCCCTACGTCCTGGTGTTCCCGGAAGGAATGCAGGGCACGGTCTACCGTGGCGCCCTGGATATGTCGTCAGTGTGGTTCCGCAGCCGTCACCAGGTGATGGCCTCGGCCGCCCGTAGGATCTGGGAGTATGTGATGGAATACGCCATCCGCACCGATCCCAGCCTGCGAGATTCTCCCGACGACTGGTACGAGGTCGCTATCCAGGCACCCCGGGCTCCCAACGTCGACGTGGGCCGCAACTCTGCTGCACAGCTCGCTGAGCTAGGCGCTGGTGTTACCACCTACGACGAGATCTACGGCGCCCGAGGCATCGACTGGCGATCCGCCCTAGAGGCCAAGGCCCAGCAAGCCCGGTACATCCAAGACCTGGCCACTAAGTACAGCCTCGATGTCTCGGAGATCTCGACCGCCCAGAAGCAGCCTATCGCGCCCGAGCCAGCCGAGATGGCTGCCGAGGCAGAGCCCTCCGGGACAATGCCTGAGGAGATCCCAGCCCAACCCATCCAGGAGGTGGTCGCTGTGGCCAAGAAACGGAAACCCAGAGCCAAGAAATCAGAATGACCAAGATCAACAACTGGCTTTCCTACCAGCCCCGGGCCTCGGCCTCGGAGCCGGCCACCCTCCAAATCTTCGATCAGATCGGTGAGGACTGGTTCGGTGGCTCCGGTATTTCGGCCAAGGCCTTCAGCCAGGCCCTGCAGGACGTCGGCCAAGGCCCTCTGGTGATCGAGATCAACAGCCCCGGCGGCAACGTCTGGGATGGCCTGGCCATCTACAATATGCTGCGAGGCCGGCAGGCACCCGTCACCACCCGGGTGGTCGGCATCGCTGCCTCGATTGCCTCAATCATTGCCCTGGCCGGTGACACTGTTGAGATCGCCGATGCGGCCTTGTTTATGATTCACGACCCCTCCGGAATGGTGGCAGGCACCTCGGAGGAAATGCGGAAGATGGCCGATGCCTTGGATCAACACGCTGAGGTGCTGGCTAGTATCTATTCGAAGGTTACCGGCCGCCCGACCTCTCAGATCCGGGCTGCAATGAAAGAGGAGACCTGGTTCACCGCCCAGGAGGCCATCCAGTTCGGCCTGGCCGACAAGATGACCGAGGAGCAGATGGCCATCGCCGCCTGCTGGCATCCTCGGGCTGTCACCAAGACCGCCCCCGAGACTGTCCGAAGCAACCTTCGCCGCGGCCTAGAGCAGTACGCCGAAGGTCTAGCCGGTGATGGCCTTGAGAAGCAGACTGTCCTGGACGCCGAGGCCCTCGTGGCCGGTGAGGCACCCACCGAGGACAAGATCCGCACAGCCAACGCCTGGTGGGGACGCAACGAGCGCTTCCTCGAAGCCGAGCCCAACACACCGGCCGACGTGGCAGCCAACCTTTGGGGAGGCGCCGCAGGCCGTGATTGGTTCAAAGCGCTTTATGCCCAGCTCGAAATCGAGGAGGGCGAGACCCCGGATGAATCTCCGGAGGACAAACTTTCGACCGGCAGCACCGACGCTGCCGCCGATGGCGCGACAACCGCGCCGACATCACAGCAGACACCACACAACATGACTGAATCAAACACCGTGGTGGCGGCCGCTCCTAGTGCGCCGTCCGCCCTCGACATCGACGCCATCGTGGCCAAGGCCGTTGCCGCCGCCATCAGCGCCAAGGCTATCACCGCCGCCCCTGCCCCCGAGCCTCTCCGGCCGGTGATCCAGAACCTTGGCAACCCCCTCCTGGAGAAGCACAAGAGCCTCCGCGCCGGTGCCGAGCGCCAGCGCTTCCTGATCGAAAACCACAGCGAACTGCTCCGCCAGTCGGCGCTGATCGCTCCCCAGGCTTCAAACACCTTCGCCTCCGGCTTGGTTGTCGATTACCTCGCCGACGCCGTGATCACCGTGATCAGCGCCAAACTGGCCATGATCAGCGGCTTTACCCGCAACGTCGGCCTGGATAACCTCCGCCCCCGTGCGACGGTGCAGGTCAAGAAGTTCACCACCGGCGACGCCGCGGTCGACAACGCCACCAACTTCGAGGACAGCGCCGCCAACGGGTCCCAACTCGACGCCACCTCGGTGACGGTGAACCAGATCACCAAGACCTTCACGGTCACCCAGCAGGAGCTGAACCAGGGCTTTGCCCTCTCCGACCTGTCCCAGGGCTCCGCTGAGATCTTCGCCTTGGCCATCTCCAAGAAGGTGACCGCTGTCATGACCTCCGGCAACTACGGCGCCGGAACCACCATTGGAACGGCCGCCAACTTCGACAGCTCCGACCTCCCGGCGATCCTGGCCCTGGCCAAGAACTACCGCCAGAAGCTGCTGTTGCTCGACGGTGGCCACCTGGCTCGCCTGATGTTCTCCGGTCAGTTCACCGCTGCCGCCGGCACCAACCCGTTCCCTGACAGCCGATATGGCCCCCTGAACAACGGTTTCTTTGGCTTCAACAACATCCTGGAGCAGAACGACTGGACCGGCGCTATCGCCAACACCGCCGGCTTCGTTTGCGGCCAGGACGCCATCGCGGTGGCCTCGGGCCTCCCGGTCGGAATGATCGCCGGTGAGTTCCTGGAGCAGCGCACGGTCGAGCTGTCCAACGGCCTTTCTGTCCTGCTGTCTGTCTGGTACAGCCGCGCCTCCCGGGCTCATATGGCGTCCTACGACATCATGTTCGGCGCCGCGGCCGCGGACACCACGCAGGCTGAAGTTCTCATCACCGCCTAATCGGCTGACCCATGAGAATCGCAACTACCATCTCGGTGGACAAGAACGGCAAAACCAAGCTCGTTTCTGGTCCCGAAGTCGACGCGACACTCCAGCGCGACGGCTTCAACACCGCGACCGTTCCCGAAGGAGGCAAGCTCATCCTGTGGATACAGGGAGCCTTAGCACCGAAAGTTCGCAAAGGATAACAACAACCCGGGGGCCTCGGTAATACGGCCGGGGCCCCCTCTAACCGATCAAACAAAATGGCCGTTCAAGCAGACATTTCAACCGAGTACAGCATGGGCCGAGAAGGCTTCGAGCTGTTCACCACTACCGCAGCGCAGACCGGCGCTTGGTCTGGCTTGATCCCGATTGAGCCGACGGTGTTCACGTCGATCACCGGACACCGCATTGCCGGAACGTGGACCTCCAAGACGATTCCCGCTGGAACCCCGCTGGTGGGCAACATCACCGGCTTTCAGATCTCCAGCGGCTCTGTGGTGGCGTTTAACGCTCGCGCCTAATGATTTCACTCGGAACATCAATCAACAGGACGCGATCTGTAAGCCAGATCATGCCTGAGCCTCCGATCATGCGGAGGGATGTTCTGCAAGAGGACGAGACCTTCCTCCTTCAAGAGGACGGTGTGAGCAAACTCGTCATTTCATTTGGTACATTCGATAGCATCGTGCTGGAGGATGGGACCAGTTTCCTTTTACAAGAAGACCTCGGCAAATTCATTCTAACCGTTTACTGATATGGCAGACTCAAAGATCACAGCACTGACGGCGTTGACCGCCGCCGATCCCGCCAATGACATGATTCCTATTGTGGACGTGTCAGATACGCCACCAGCGTCAGGGAACACCAAGCGCATCTCGATCAACAACATCCTCGCTTGTTCGCCATCCGCCACCCTCGCCTCCGCCACCATCAGCGGCGATCTGACGGTGGATACCTCGACGCTGAAGGTTGATTCGACGAACAATCGTGTGGGTATTGGGACGGCGAGTCCTGCT